GTCCAGAATTTACAGTTGGCTGGTGTTGGTGGGAATGACTTTTTACACGCTTTGGCTGAAGTTCCAAACCCTGAGAAAGTAATCACTTACCTTGGGAAGTCTGAAAATGTCAATGACGCAATCAGGATTTCGCAACTCAGTCCAATGCAACTCGGGATTGAATTGACCAAGTTATCCACTAAGGCAGCCAAGGAATTGTCCAAGCAAAAGTCTAGCGCACCTGCTCCAGTTGGGGAAGTGACTGGGGGTTCGTCTGCTCCAACAGGCGCAGGGGCTGAACCGCCCATGAGCGATACCGAAGCCTGGGTTGCATGGAGACGTGCAACTGCTAGAAAAAAGCGTTGATAAATTAGATTTTTAGCATTAGAATGGTGTACAGGCAGAAGCGAGCCGTAAATCGTTGTGTTGGGCCGTAAAAGATAGTCTCCAGAGGCCAGGGGAAATTAGGAGTTTACCGAAAGGTAAGCAATTCATTTCTTTATTCGTCAAAGGAGGTAGTTCAACATGACTACTAGCAATTCACTTCTTACGATAAGTCAGATCACAAATGAAGCGGTCAGACTTTTCACTCAATCTAATGCTTTTCTAAGAACAGTTTCTCGCCAGTATGACGATCAGTTTGCTCGTACAGGTGCGAAAATCGGTTCAACTTTGCGTATTCGTTTACCCAACGATTACACAGTATCAACAGGGCCTGCAATTACTCCTCAAGGTACTAACGAACAGAATACATCTTTGACTGTGGCAACACAAGCAAACGTACCTGTTTCTTTTGGTACTGCTGAGAAAACATTGTCACTCGATGACTTCTCCGAGCGTATTCTCGCTCCTGCGGTCAACCGTTTGGCAGCGTATGTTGCAGCAGACTTGATGAACGTAGCATCTCAATCAGCCAACATTTCACCAAACTTCTCAAGCGGTACAACCTTGGTAAGTCCAAATGCAACGACTTGGTTGACTGCAGGTTCTTCTTTAGATCAAAACTTGGCTCCAAGAATGGAACGCAAGATTATTCTTGATCCAGTCACTCAAGCTCGTACTGTTTCATCTTTGGCAGGTTTGTTCAATCCTCAAGTTAAAATTGCTGAGAACTATGAAACTGGTGTTATTACCAGAGACACTCTCGGATTTGACTGGATGTACGATCAAACTACTCTAGTTCACACAGTTGGTTCATTCTCAAGTGGTACTGTTAATGGTGCAAGCCAAACAGGAACAACATTGACTGTGAATGCAATTACTGGAACTTTGAACCAGGGTGACATCATCACAATCGCAGGTGTATACGCAATTAACCGTTTGACTGGTAACTCACAAGGCCAACTACGTCAATTCGTTGTTACTGCAAACGTAGCATCTGGCGCAACAAGCATTCCAATTTACCCTGCTATTACTCCTGCTCCAGCAGCGTTTAATACAGTAACTGCATCTCCTGCAAACTCTGCAGCGATCAGTTTGGTAATGGCTGCTTCTACAAGCTATCGTCAAAACATAGCTTACTTCCCAGAGGCTTTCACTTTAGCAACTGCTGACTTAGAAATGCCTACTGCTGGTGTTGTTCAGGCTGCTCGTGCTCAGTTTGATGGAATCTCTTTAAGAATGATTGAGGCTTATGACGTAATGTCTGACTCCTTGATTACTCGTATGGATATTCTGTACGGATACGCTGCGATCCGTCCTGAGTGGTCTTGTATTGTTCCTGACATTGTCTAATGCCAATTGAACAATACTACAGGGGGAAGTTGGTTTCCCCTGTTTACACTTTTGTAGAGTTTCCCAAGTGGGTTACTGACTCACTTGGGGAGCAGCATCTTGTTCAGACACCTGAAGAAGAAGCACAAGTTTTAATCGTTCCAGAGATAAAAGAAACTAAGAGGGGCAGACCAAAAAATGACTCAACCGCTGCCGACAACTCCCTCTGATCTAATCACTCAAGCGTTAAAAATAGCAAACGTCATTGGTGTTGGTCAGACTCCGAATGCAACTGACACCAATGATTGTTTCAATCAATTAAATATGATGTTGGCGCAATGGCAGCGCAGACGTTATATGGTTTATAACCTGGTAACTATTTCTAAGGTTGCTACAGGCCAAGTCTCTTATACCATTGGAACTGGAGGGGATTTCAATATCACTCGTCCAGTTAAGCTCGAATCAGCGTTCTTTAGAATGCAATACGGTTCACCATTGCCAGTTGACTATCCCTTGGAAGTCTTGAGGGCTAATGAGGATTACAACAGGATTTCAATTAAGAACCTGAACGCATTTCCTCAGTATATTTATTACAACACAGGTTATCCACTTGGCACAATTTACGTTTGGCCTGTACCTAATAATCAATATCAAATCTTTTTAACTGTAATGACTCAGTTGGAAGGATTTCAGACTATCAATGATGTTGTGACAATGCCTCCTGAGTATCTGGCTGCAATGCAATGGAACTTGTCTAGGATTATTTGTGTGATGTATGGACTACCAATCACTCCCGAGTTGACTGGGTATGCCGAAGCATCTATGAGAATTATTGAAGAAGTTAACTCTCAGATTCCTTTGTTACATATGCCAGTTGCTCTCAGGGGTAAGTCTGGTGCTTACAATATTTACGGAGACTTCTACGTTGGAAGTGCAGGATAATGGCAAAGGCAGCACTTGTCACAGGCGCATACCAAGCAAAGAGTGTTATTGCAGGGGCGCAAAGGTGTATTAATCTTTATTTAGAAAAGAACCCAGATACATCGGTTTTTCCTTTCACGCATTATCCAACCCCAGGACTTACTTTACAAAGTTCAGTTTCTCAAAATCAATGGAGAGGGCTATATTTTGCAAGTAATAATATCCTTTATGGGGTTTGTGGCAATACTTTCTATTCAATTAGTTCTACTGGTATTTGTACTATTATTGGGACTTTGGTTTCATCTATTGGAACTATTTCAATGGTTGATAACGAAGTCGATCTTTTGGTGGTTGATGGGTCTTCTATTGGGTATGATTACAATTTTGCATCAAACACATTCACACAATTACCATCTAATTCAACCACAACTTTTTACGGATCAAATCAAGTCAATTATGTAGACGGATACTTTATTTGTAATCGTCCAGATACAAACCAATGGTATATATCTTTAATTGATTCGGTAACTTTTGATCCAACTTATTACGCTGCAAAGGCTGGTTATTCTGATTTATTAGTTGGGATAGGGGTTTCTCGCAGATACATTTATTTATTTGGTGAAGTAACTACAGAAATTTGGTACAACGCAGGGAATCCAACTTTCCCATTTCAAATATTACCAGGTTCGTTTATTCAGTATGGTTGTGCAGCTACTAATTCAATTGCTCAAGTCAACGGTGAAATATTTTGGGTTGCTCAAAGTCCTCAAGGTAATTGTTATATTACAAAAACTGAAAACTTTGGGGCGGTCAAAATTTCAACATTTGCAATTGATGCTGAACTTCAAACCTATTCAACTGTTTCAGATGCAATTGGATATACCTGGGAGATTAATGGACACTTCTTTTATGTAGTGACTTTCCCAACTGCTAACAAAACATGGGTTTTTGATCTATCTAACAATCAATGGCACGAATGGTTATGGACTGATACGAATGGTCAGTTTAATCGTCATCGGTCTAATTGTTTTGCTTTTGCTTATGGTGAATTATTTGTTGGTGATTGGCAAAATGGTAATTTATACACATTAGACCAAAGTAATTACACAGACAATGGAGAACCAATTGTAAGAACAAGAAGTTTCTATCATGCTGAAGACGATAATTCAGACAGAATCAGATACAAGCAATTTATTGCTGAAATGGAATCTGGTAATGGGCCTGCAACAGTTTATCTTTCTTGTTCGGATGATAGGGGTAAGACTTACGGCAACCCAGTTGGTCAAACGATGGGCACGACTGGGGAATATTTAACTTCTATTTCCTGGTGGCGTTTGGGAATGGCTAGAGACCGTGTATTCCAACTCAGTTGGAGTGATCCAATTAAAACGGCATTGTCGGGGGCATTTGTTGACGCATTGCCTAATAGAAAATGACAACAGGATATTTAGCAGCACAAACACCACAGATTAACATTCCATTTCTTAATATAGATGGAACGGTTAGTCAAGTTTGGTTGTTATTTTTAATTCAATTATTTCAAAGGACTGGCGGAAATACAAGTCCGATTTATACTCTTACAGAAATTGAACAACTTGCATTATTAAATTTAAGTGTTGTTGATGCAAACGGATTTAATGGAATAGTTACAAGTGGTCAAAATGCTACTTTAACCATAGAAACAACGGTTACAGGCATAGTAAAGGGTAATGGGACTGCACTATCTGCAGCAACTCCAGGAGTTGATTACAGTATTATTGATTCGATTGCGGTAACTGTACCTCCTGCTTTATTGTCGGTCACTCCTAGTTCACTTAGTTCAAGCGGTACTTTTGCATTCAGTCTAACAACTCAGGCATCAAATACTTTATTGGCAGGGCCTATAACTGGGGTTGCTACAACACCAACTTTTAGGGGATTGGTTTCTACTGACATTCCTGCTTTAAATTATGTAAGCACCTTAACAACGCAAGGAGCCAACCAGATACTCGCAGGGCCGTCTAGTGGTGTTGGTGCTCCTCCTACTTTTAGGTCTCTTACAACTGCTGATATTCCTGCTTTGCCTTATGGGAGTGGTACTGTTACATCTGTTGGAATGTCTGTTCCCACTTCTTTGTTGTCTGTAGCTCCCTCAACAATCACGACTTCAGGCTCATTTGCACTTAGTTTAACAACTCAAACACCTGCACAGATATTTGCGTCTCCTATTTCTACGGTAGGAACTCCAAGTTTTAGATCATTGGTTACAAGTGACATACCTGCGCTGAATTATGTAAGTAGCACAACAACCCAAGCAGCGCACCAAATATTAGCAGGCCCGATAACTGGAACTGCTGCACCAACATTCAGGTCTTTGGTTTCTACGGACATACCTGCACTTCCCTACGGAACTGGTACGGTTACTTCAGTAGCATTGGCTTTGCCAAACATTATGTCGGTCTCAGGGTCTCCAGTTACAACAACTGGTACGTTAACAGGGACTTTAACGACTCAGGCTGCAAACAGTTTATTCGCAGGCCCTATTAGTGGTGTTGGAGCAACTCCTACGTTTAGAGCGTTGACTACTGCGGATTTAGCAGGATTAGGGGTTGGAACGGTCACAAGTGTGGGAATGACAGTTCCATCAATCTTGTCGGTAACTCCGTCCACTATTACAACATCTGGGTCTTTTGCTTTAAGTCTAACAACAGAATCGGCTAATCAGATATTTGCAGGGCCGAGTTCAGGAGCAGCAGCAACTCCAACATTCAGGTCTTTAACGTCTGCTGACATCCCTGCTTTGCCTTATGGTACAGGGACAGTCACTTCAGTCGGTCTTTCATTACCTAGTATATTTAACGTAACTGGCAGTCCAGTCACAACTTCTGGGACTTTAACTGCAACACTTGCAACAGAAACTGCTAATTATGTATTCGCAGGGCCAACGTCAGGGGCAGCAGCTGCTCCTAGCTTTAGGGCTTTGGTTTCTACAGATATTCCATCATTACCTTATGGTACTGTTACTTCTGTAACAGGTACTGCTCCTGTTGTATCGTCTGGGGGTACAACACCGACAATTAGTATGGCTGCAGCTAACACTACTACCAATGGCTATTTAACGTCTACAGATTGGAATACTTTTAATGGTAAACAACCTGCTGGATCGTATTTAACTGCTGTTACTGCTGATGCTCCGTTGTCAGGTTCTGGTACGTCTGGTAGCCATTTGGTTATCTCTCAAGCTACAACTAGTACAAACGGATACTTGTCTTCTACGGACTGGAATACGTTTAACAACAAACAAGCTGCAGGTACTTATGTAACGTCTGTAAGTGGTACTACGGCTCAAATTACAAGTACAGGTGGAACAACTCCTGTACTTGCACTTGCTACAACTGCGGTAACGGCTGGTTCTTATACTTTAACAAGTCTTACTGTTGATGCTTATGGACGAATTACGTCAGCCTCAAATGGCTCTGTTGGAGGGGGTACGGCTCCAGTTACAGTAACTACTTCTACTTATTCTGTGGGGACTACTGATCTTTGGTTAATAAACAACTATGCTGGAACTTTGACTTTAACCCTACCAACTGCATCAAGCTATTCAGGTCGGCAATTAAATATTCAAAATTACCAGGCTTTTACGGTTGTTTCTGCAAGTTCAAACGTGGTTCAAATTGATGGATCAGCAACAAATACCTCTATTTTGTTGGCTAGTTCAGGAGATAGGTGTACTTTGGTTTCTAATGGTACAAACTGGGTAATGACAGATTACACTCCAAACAACATACTTTTACTGAATTGACAATGAAAGAATTTATAACTCGGGTAATGAGGGATGATAGGGTTTGGGAATGGGTTCGGATAGATGAAATACAAAGGGAAAATTTCAGTTATGTAGATAATGAAATTTATTACACAAATGATCATGGATTTGTGAATTTTCGCAAAATAACTCCAACAATGTATGACGTTCATATTTGTATGTTGAAAGGGGCAAAAGAAGTGGATTCTTTCTTTTTAGATTGTTTAGAAAAAATGAGAGCAAAAGGTGCTGAAAAGTTCCTTGGAACTATTGGTGATTGGAACCGTCCTGCGTTAAAATTGGCACTAAGATGCGGTTTTAAAGAGGAAGGGCGAATTAGTAAGGCTTACCAAAGAGACGGAATTTATAGATCAATGGTAATGATGGGGAGAACATAATGAGTTTTATTACAAATGCGGTAGGTAGTTTAATTGGAAGTTTGACTGGTGCAAATCAGCAAGCTCAAGCTGCTCAATCTGCTGCTCAAACTCAAGCTAATGCAGCAAACTATGCAGCAAATCTTCAACAACAACAATTTGCTACTAACCAGGCAAATCTTTCTCCCTATATGTCAATTGGTACGGCTGCATTGCCTCAATTGCTTCAATCTTTGGGTTATCAAGGTCAGTACGGTGCAAATGGTAATTTAACAGGACTTTCGGGGCAAGGTTTTCAGTTTAATCCGTCTAATTTAGCGCAAACCCCAGGGTATCAATTTACCTTACAACAAGGTTTGAATGCGGTAAATAACGCAACTTCAGCAACTGGGCAAACAGGTTCAGGGGCGCAGGCTAAAGGTTTGGCTAACTATGCAACTGGATTGGCACAAAATACTTACAACCAGCAATATCAAAATGCTTTGACTACTTACCAACAAAATGCAAGCACTTTAGGAAGTTTGTTAAGTACAGGTCAAAATGCTGCTGCAGGGCTTGGATCAATGGGTATGCAAAATGCACAATCCGTAGGAAATACATTACAAGGCGGAGCAAATGCAACGGCTGCAGGACAAATTGCAGCGGGAAATGCTACTTCTAATGCTTTGAATGGTGCAATGCAATTAGGTCTTGGTGGCGCAGGTATTTATTCATTACTTGGAAAAGGTGGATTATTTGGTGCTGGTACAGGTGCTGCGACTGGAATATCTGGATTAACAGGTGCAACTTCAATGGCTCCAGTTGACTATTCCTTATTATCTGCTCCAGCCGCTTCAGGTATTGGTTCTGGTTTAATTGGTCTTTGATTTTAAAGGATAAATATGCCAGTAGATGCTTCAATAATACCAACAAAACAAACCATTCCTGATTTTGGAGCAATGGTAAACGG